GTCCCCATGGTGGGGACCCGTTCACATTAGGTATGGCAACACGCACACGTACACGCACATCTAGCACGCAAGGAACTGGCATAACTGGTTACACTGTTCACAGTAGTCAACCAGCTATCCATTACCCGGTTAATGTGTCATCTGGCTTGATCGTAAAAGGGGAATCTTCCTCGATTACTGACCAAACCAAGAGCCGCGGAAAATCCAACAATGTGGTTCACACCAAATTGTTGGTCAATGCGGATCCCGTCGCTTATAAGTTCAATAATCTCCCAACCTCTGGTTGGGGTTATGACGTTATCGGCGAGATTGCTTGTGGGTTCCCTATTCAGTGGCGCGCCGGTCATGTGATAACCTCGGGTCTCTCAACGCTTGCGATTTCTCGCATACCGTTGTTTGCCCCGGAGTTACTCATGGGTGACGTCTCATTGAGTGAGCTTGGAGAAATGTCTAAGTACATCTCCAATCGGATAACTAGAGCCCTAGCCCGAATGGCTTTTGCAGCTTGGCTGCATGGGTCTATTAAGGCGGGTCTCACACGCAAAAATCGTACGGAACTCAGGAACGCATGGCGTGATTTCATTGACAATGAAATCCGTCCATGGGCTACTGATCCGCGCGGTCTCGCGTTGAGGCTGGTTAATCGGGACCTTGAGTGGAAATTCGGGTGGAAGCCATTTTTGGCTGACATCCGAGCTGCTCAACGTGCTGTCGAATCGTTTGACGATCTAGCTACCAAACTCACCCAAGGCGTCACCATTTATGGTGTTGCTAAGGAAGAGAAGTCGGACAACATTTCCAACGTTATGTTCGGAAACTCCGGTGACGCCTTTGAATTAAGGGGTACCGTAGACCGTGCATCGCGTAATGTTGTAACGGCCTCGCTCAAGCGTAAGCTTGTGCCTGGCAGATTAGATAATCTGGCTGAACTCAAAGCGCGCGTTTTAAGCGCGTCACTTGGGTTAGTTCCAGATCTTGAATCCGTGTGGGAGAAAATCCCCTATAGTTTCGTCGTGGATTGGGTTTTCCCAATGTGCGACGTTATAGAGTCCATGAAGGGTCAACAAGTTGACCCTACGTGGTTCACGGACGTCAATCATTGTGTGTCAACTAAGTCAGTGACCACGCTTAAAGGCGTGCTATGGACTGTTGTTGCACCAACGATTCAAGCTGCAGGTACTGGTACCTACAGCTCATACGAGCGCACTTATGGCGCATTCACACCGTCGTCACCGTATATCCCTGACTTCAAATTACCAAATTTGAGCCAGTGGTTCACGGGTCTGGAGCTTGTTCTGCAACGTTTCTTTTCGAAACGCGGCGGATAAGTCTTCGGTGCGGTTCTTCGATCAAATCAGCGCTCTAACCCCGAGTGGGGCTAAGAATGTTGACTCGTCGTCCCGTAAATGTTTAACACAGCTAAACCAATGCTAACAGATACACAATCCCTGGGGACCGTCGTCGTCTCCTTCATCAAGCGGGCCTATCAAGGAACTTCTTCCTTGTTCAGCCCGACTGGTGATACTCCGTCTGCCATGCGCACTCTGCGCGTGTCACACGAAGTCGCGAAGAGCGGCAAGGTTATTAATACCTTGTACGCTGTTTCGCACGTTAAAGCTGACCCGGCTTCCACCACTGGTGGAACTGCCGTGGCAGCCGTGCAAGTCAAGATCATTCGCCCGTCCTTTGTGACGGCTACCGACATGAAATTGATCATCGACCAAGTGAAAACTGGTCTCAGCACGACGGTTCAAGATCAATTGCTTAACCAAGAGGTTTAAACCTCGAGGCCGCGCAGCGATCGTGAATCGTTCTAAACGAAGGGGGACAGCCCAAGACCGTCTTATGACGGTGGAAGAACTGGCCCGACGCGATTTCCCTCAGGGAACGCAAACTGTAGCATTGGCGAAGGTTGCACACCACATAATAAAATTAATATGGTTAGCACTAATCGCCTCGACACTCTTTGGTGTCGGCTCACTTGTATCGCTAGCTTTCGGCCGTTTATCGAAGAGCAAGACCGTAAGGTCTATGCTCGACGAGCCGCGGCCGAGGGCTCCGAGTTCAGAATACGAGGTCTTGCCTCCCTTAGAGTAGACTTGCTTACCGGTCTTGAAACCGGACAGCTTGTTATTTCAGGGAGGTTTTGCCTCAAACGAGGGACTCGGTTGCCTCGCTTTATGTATGGTGCGTGGGCCGCCGTTTTTAACGACGACGGCTGTCTACGTGTTGTACCTAATGCGCTCGCTGTTGCTTGCTTAAGCCAGTTAACAACTGTCTTCAGTAAGCTTCCTGGATCATATCCGCAATCGGCGGAGCAGGCAGTTCTAGATCGCTTCATCGCGAACGAAGAAATGCTTGCTGTGCCGTGGGGGGAGGATCGCGCGTCTTTCGTACCACTCGGTGCGAAGATTACTGCAAGAGAAATCTTGCGGCGTGCGTCCAACCTGATTAGGTATGTGCTGACGGATTTAACTCCGTTGGACATTATGCCTAGTCACGGATCGGGGGCATCCGCGTGTCGAACCCAACCATGGGCTCGATACGCGGCGGCTCCCAGATATTGTCGAGAAATCGATCGTATCTGGGGCTATGCCGATTTGTTTGTGTCAGGGGTGAATCACCTGGACTCTGTCCTTAGTGATTCGCTCATGCCTATAACAGAGGAGCTCCCAAAGGTTGCTCGCGTCCTGCTGGTGCCCAAAGACTATCGGGGTCCACGATTGATATCGTGCGAACCCCGGGAGTTAATGTTTATCCAGCAGGGGCTGATGTGGAAGTTATACAACCACCTCGAGCAACACCCGGTAACCCGTGGTCTGGTGAATTTCACCGACCAGAGTATCAATCAACGTCTAGCGCACGAGGCCTCTATAACAGGGGCTTTAGCTACGCTAGATCTGAAGGATGCCTCTGACCTGATAAGGTGGGACGTTGTTCAACGTCTATTTCCACCGAATTGGGTCGAAGCATTCTCTGCTAGTCGCTCCGGCGCAACATTGTTGCCAACCGGAGAGACAGTAGTACTCAATAAGTTCGCGCCTATGGGGAGCAGTCTCTGCTTTCCAGTCATGGCGCTTACTATTTGGGCTGTATTGACAGCTGCATCGCCTCCGGACACGAAAGTGTTCGTATACGGCGACGATCTCATCATCCCTTCGGTGCTAACCGAACGGGCGATATCGGTCTTGGAGGCGTTTGACCTTAAGGTCAACGTCTCTAAGTCCTTCTCGGTGGGTCCCTTTAGGGAATCATGCGGGAAGGAATATGTTCAAGGCAGCGATGTTACACCGCTGCGTCTCAAAGCATATCCGACTGATGAGGTACGTGACTCGGCCTCACTTATTGCGTTCGCTAACTGCGCGCGCGATAAGTGGGGGGAAGAGTCTGGTCCTGTGACATCATTGGTTCGCGAATGGTACCCGCACCTTCCGGTTTCCCGGCATAGGAGCGAGTGCTCGTTCAACGACTACATGGGTTGGCTTTCGCAAGCTGAACCCACCAGTGTAGCCAATAGCACTAAGCCATTGGTTATCTGGGATCGTTACACGGAGCTAGACCGTCTTCGGCGACGCTTCAACCTCAAACTTCAAGTTTGGGAGTATTGGGTGCTAAAGCCGAGATGTATCCGTCAAAGGATAACATCGGACGACTGGGGTTACGTCCTTCGATTCCTGCTGAAAGGCGGGGATCTTGGGATAACCGAGCGCGTCGCACTAAATAGGTGCGCGTACACGTGGGGCTGGTCAGCGTTGGAGTAATCCAACGTTAATCACCTTGCAATGGGCTTGGAACCGG